CCCCTTTACTGGAGGTAGTGCTAGTTCTTCTGCTAGGTCTACGTTCTTTATGTCCTTTGCTTCGTCTAGTGATAGTCCTTTGACCCATTCCGTGAGAAGGCTTGATGATGCGATTGCTGACCCACACCCGTAGGTTTTGAACTTAGCGTCCGTGATGATATTGTTCTCGTCTACTTCAATTTGTAAACGCATGACATCACCACAAGCGGGTGCTCCTACCATGCCTGTGCCGATGTTCCTTTGTTTAGGATCGAATATACCTACGTTGCGTGGATTTTCATAATGATCGAGTACTTTGTCTGAGTATGCCATTGTGTTAGTCCTCTACAACGAGTGTGCGTGAAATTTCGCCTTTGAACAGGCAGTATTTGTATTTCTTGTTGTCTTTCTTTGTGATGAGAAGCCAGCCGTTGAAGTCGATGACCTTCTCTTCGCCCTTTCTTTCTATGTCTACTTTTAACTGCTTGAGGGTACTGTAACAGACAAAGAAATATTTACTACCGATGTATGTTTTTTTCATAGTTTACCTTCTTTTCTTAACTGTTCTCTAATCTGTGTTGCACTAATATTATGTATCTCTTCACCTAAGTCATGCTGCGTAAACGTATATCCCACACCACGACCATAACTGATGTCTACAATGTTTGGAACTTCCATTATAATATAGTCTTCGTTATATGTAAAGCCTTCTTTTGCCAAACCCCTAATAATATTTTCTTTTGCTGTTAGGAAGTCAAAAGGATTGTCATCTTGTGCAACTGTACGTCCACCGCCTGCATCTTGTCCAACAATACCTCCAACGTCACGTACCATAATAGCAACTTGCCCGGTTTCGGCAAATACTTTTTTAAACAGTGCAGTGTGGCCATCGTGCCAAGGTTGCCAACGGCCTAACATCTGTGTAGTAGGCTTTTGATAATCAAACATTTTTAACTCCGTATCGAATATATTTGTACCATAGCCGTTCGTGTCCGTAGTATAATACAAATTTAATAATTAAGTCGGCAACAAACACTGCGCCAACAGCTTTAGGCGGAAGCCCAAAGTACCAAGCAATTAATGCAGTAACAATACTTGCTACAATTCGCCAAGTAACTGCTTTTGCTAAATGGCGTTTTTTACTTACTGTTTCCATTGCGTTTCGTATAAGAAGTTACAACTTTTAAAAGTTGTGTATGTGTATCGTTAAACCACTGTGCAACATGATAGTCGTACTTAGTAGGCGCTTGGAAAATTTTGTTAGTATCATCAAAACGTCCCTCTTTAATAGTATCCATCCAGACTGTAAAATCTGGATCAAATTCTAAACGTGCGGCTTCTGTAGGACAAACAAAGTCTGCTACTGCAATTTTGCCTGCCATAACAACACCGTCACTTAGATGACGCATGCGTTGTGCTTGACGTATACGTCCTTCAGGTGTAAAATCCCAGTCATCATATTCTTTGCGAACTGCGTCAGCATTAATATGCACTCCACCTAGTAACTCTGCAAACGGTTTTGCTAGAGTAGTTTTACCACTACCTGGTAAACCAAATATTAAAATTTTCACAATTTACTTTCCTTTACTACTCTCTATCCCATAAATGTATTGATGCTCTATAATCTTATTTATGTCTGGGTCGATGATTTTACCTAAAGGTATGTGACCCAGTGCGAGTCTTTTGTCTCCTATAGGATAGGGCAGTTTATGTTCTATCTGCTTCAGCCAATTGTCGATGTAGAATTTTAATTGAGGTTCTTTACCTGCCCATCTGTCTTCGTCTAAATGAAACAGCAAATCTGGCCTTACAATGCTTGTAGGAAGAATGTGATGTTCAGGAACTTCTGTGTCGTTGTCTTGCACAATTTCTGTAATGTTTTTACCCACATGAGGATAATTCATGTACACAGTGTTTTCTCTTTTGCCAAGAGTAAACAGGTCGTAGTCTTCGTCTTGTAGAGGTTCTGCTTGAATGTTGCTACAGAATAGAAACTGTCTCTTACCACCATCCCGCATTCTCTCTAGGTGGTGCAAGTGATAATTAAACATCGCTAGCCAGTGTTTTGTTTCTGAATCCGTTTCTATGTGTACTAGATCAGGAAAGTTCTCATGTAACCGATTTAGATCAAAATCGTGCTTAAATGTCTCAGGTTTTAATCTTTTTAGATGATTTATGGCGGTATTTAAATCGTTTTCGACATCTTTTTGACTCTCCCCAAATTCATAAAACTCTGTGCGTGATACAAAGTCTATATCGTCAGCATCTCGTATCATTTCCCATATACGATTTGCTACTCTGTTGTCAAAGAGTTCTATAGTAAGAGAATAATCTTTATTGTGTCCTAAGTGTACTACTATTTCTCTCTTGTCCATATACTAAGTTCACCTATTTCAACATCTTGTGGCATTTCTAGTGTCCAGATAACCGCATCTGCTATAGCTTCTGTTGTAAGCATAACTTTATCTAAGTTTTTTGTTAGGTTGGTATCAACAAAGCCAGGATTTATTGTAATAAGTCTACACTTTTTGTTTGAATAGAATTGAAATCCTTTAATAATCTCGTCCATTATTCTTTTGTCTAGTGTGTACTGCACCATGTTTGGTGTTAATTGCGACTGGCCTGTTGGGAAATACTTTGCTTTGCTTCCTATTGTTACAATCGTCTTTGTTGGATCTTCTGCCCATTCTGCAAACATTTTTTGTAACAAAGTTGTCTGTGCGGCAGGAGCATATGCATTGTTGATAAACACATCTGCTAGTTTTGCTTGTTCTACGATTATATCTGGATCATTTATATCGTCACCAGTTTCTATGTCAAAGCCCATTACAGTGTGGCCTTTTTCAGAAGCTGCATTCGTTATCGCTTCGCCAATTCCGTTTGCATGGCCTGTAATTGCTATTAACATAAGTTGTCCAATCTTCTGTTGAGTTCTTCCCACGAAATATGAGGAAAGAATGTTGCTGATAATGTCAAGCGTTCTTCTGTTGCTTTTGTCATATCAACTGAGTGAGGAATGTCTGTTCTAACAAACGCTGACTTCATATTTATATCTCTTGAGTATACTTTATGCTGTGTATCTATCACCGAATATCCCGCAGGTGTGTTCTTTTCTTTTGAACGATTGTTATCAAGTTCAAGTTTAACATGAGTCAACACAGGTCCCACACGCCACCAGTTCAGTGTGCTGTTATCACCGCTTGCATAATAAGCTAGTCGCCACGAGTAGGTTGTGTCTGGCTCGCCGTCAATGTGAGGTCGACACTGAGTACCTGCTTCTCCTGTGAATGCCGTGATTGATGCTACTTCCAAATCAAGTAGCTTGGCGAGACGTATCATGTTTTTAGTGAAATCAGTTCGGAGGATTCTTTTGTCCTTTATCGCATGATGCGTCAAAGGAGCATTTTTTGTATGCTCGACAGATTCACTGAAAACTTTAATATCTTTTTCAGTGAGAGGATATAAAAAATTTTCTCGTATATAGTTATTCACTTTTTTTCCAGCAGCTCCATGCCACATTTAAAAATTGCTGTGACCAATAAGATGCAGGTACAATATCGTTCTCGAATGCTTCAAGGTCTGCTGCTACATTTTCACACCACTCCCATATCTGATCACGCATAAAAATACTGTGATATTCACGGTCAGGAGCATAGTCGTGTGTCATTATGAAATCGTTTTCTTTCAAAAAAGGTGCATACAAGTTAAACTCTTTAATCTTGTCGCCGCCATCTACTAACAAGAGAGTCTTGCCGCCGTTAGCAATGCCTTCTACAATCTCATCATACCCCTCGCCATCCCATGCTGATTTGTTTCTGAAATCGAACGGAGGTTCCTTGCGTAGTTTGTTCTCAACGTCATATGTCCAGAATCTAAATCCATGTAGTTGAGACAGGTCATATATGTAGTGAGAGAAGCCGCCCTCGCTGGTTCCTATTTCTATTACTGTGTCAAAAGTTTGTGCTTGAAAGAAAGGAGGGAAGTAATCAAAAATATTGATGTTCTGTTGAGCAGGCCATCCATGGTAAATAAAACGGCCATGCCTGGAACAAGTGTATTCAAAACTCACATTATTCTCCTAGAATAATTTGAATATGCTCTTCTTCAATAGCAAGTAGATTGTTGCCAATGTCTTGCGCTTTAGTCCAATCTGCGACAATACGATTATCAATTTCAACATCTTTCACATCAGGACCAATGCCCATGACTATACCAATCGCTGAATCTAGTTTAGTAGAGTCTTGTAGAATGATGCCGCCTTCGGTGACACTATCTCGCTTCTCAAATCCAAATACTACCACACCACGGGTAGGTCGCATCATTGTACTCATATTTAGTCCTGTTTTAATATTTCAAATTGAGTTTCAGTTATCTTTATTTTCAATACACCTTTACTGTTGGCGTTTTCTTCTAAGTATGATAAGAAATGCATGACCCCATCTCTTTTACCAATGGAATGTGACATATAACCACAACCAATCATTAGAAAAAGTGAAACAGCGTAATAAATTTCTTTATGATATATAGATACCATATCCATTATTTTTCTTCCTTCTTATTAGTTTCTTTACATTTGCCGCAATTTGTGCCAATAAGATGATAGCGATCCTTGTCGCTTTCTTTGACAGCGTTGCATATACACAGGTACATTATTCTTCCTTAATGAATATTCCGTCTACCATCTTGCCTTTGCGATCTGCAATATCGCTGTATGCTTGTTGTAGGCATTCTGTGAGGCTCAATTTATTTCGTTCTGCGATATTGATCAGCACCACTACAATGTCACCGATATCGTCACTGACATCTTTGCCCTTACACACATTGTCAGAAAGTTCGCCTACTTCTTGAATGAGCTTGCACACCTGATCTTTGTCATTAGCGCCGTCAATCAGATTTCGATCATAATGCCACTGTTTGATCTTCTCAACAAGGGTGACCATATATGTGGTTTCAATCGTTTGCCGCTGCATTTGCTTTATCCTGTATTTGTTGTATCAATTTCACCAAATCTCTTAACTCTTCGGCGTCTCGTTCTGTGTCAATTTCTATCTGAATATTTATTAGCATATTATTCCTATGGCCAGACAGGCTTGCCTCGTAGTATTAACCCATAAAGTTCTTCCCAGTTCTTTACTTTTCTTGCTTTACCCTTGTACTTCATGTTATGAGCATGTTCCATTAAATATGTATCAAAGCCTAGACTTGCACCCATATCTGCATTTTCAATCTTATCTTCAATCCAGACCGCACTAGGATACTTCACTGATGCAAAGGCCAGCGCCTCGGCTTTGTCTGCGCCACACTCCAAACAGATAACTTCCTTGAATGTGTTTGGTCCAAATATCTTATTCAGGTTTCGTTCACGAAGGAGTTTAGCATAAGGATCTAAACTTAGGCTAGTAATCGCCACGAAACAATACTGCTTCTTTTCGTGGAGCTTCTTGATGTAGTACTGAGCATCACGCAACGGCGGCAAGAAACCAATCGCTGCTGATTCGTTGAAGGTCTTGATTAACCGCTTCACTGTGTCGGGTGCTATTTGATAAGCGATTGCCATTGAGTAGACATCTTTCGAGTCTATGTAATGTCCCTGCATCTCCATCCACTGATGAAATGCAAATTCCCAATCCAAGCAGACACCGTCAATGTCAGTTAGGATTATGTTTTCTTTAAACATCATTTTCTTTTTTTCTCCTTCTTTATTTGAGCTTCACACACTTTGTTTAGAAACAATACTTCTGCGTTCCAGTCCATTTGTTTCATTGTTCTTGGACTCAGGTCTTTTGCTTGTTTAAGTGTGAAGCCCATTTCGTTTTTAATAAAATCTTTTGCTAATTCGTGTTGACCATTCCATGCCTCAATTTCCCATGGCTGCTTTCTGTATGCCACATCAGTAAAGTCCTCGCCGTGCCACAGGTCTTTTCTATTAACAGTCTTTAGTTCACCAGTAACAAACTGTTTCATGTGAATTGATTCGTGAGCTAGAAAACTGATATAATCATAAAGAGTGCCACGACTGTGAGATTCAATGAGAACCTCATTGCGGCCCATGTGTTCACACAAACCAGCAACATCGTCTTTGATAAGATTTTTTATCTGCAAGTCAATGCTGAGACTGCGCTTGCGAGGCATCAACACCTTGACGAAATATCGAAGGGCGCCTTCACCTAAGTCACGTTGCTTTGCTGTACCACCTTCAATACTAATTTTAATCATTCTAGTTCCTTTTCTCATTTTATACATATATTATACTACAGGAAGCAGCAAATGTCAAATTCGTAAGTCTTTGATTTAATTCAGGATTTAAAATTAGTTTTGTCAATGATATCAGTCACTTACAGAGACGAGCTGTCTCTCTAGGTCGGCACAGTAGCGTTCGGTCGCTTCAATATCCCAGTCGCTACCAGTTGTGTAGTAGTTCTCCAGCTCATTTTCGGCTGAATTGAGCAGTTCCATCAGTGTTTCTTTGTTCATTTACTTGACTCCTTTATTAATTTATAGTACATTATGACATGTATTAAGGTAATTGTCAAGTTATAAATAGTAAAATACTTTACCGGAGAGACACAATGGGTGCCAATACCAAAGCATTCGATGACGAAAATAGAGCTTTCAAGTTGTTACAAGCACGACTGGGAAAAACTCACGCTGCATTTGCCAAGCCAATGGGAGCAGATGCTGGCTTTCCAGACTTTGGTTTCACGATAAACCTCGATAACAAAACTGCGATAGATGTCCATATAGAGTACAAAAATTCACATACCGCTCAAATGGGTAGTATGAGGGACTGGCGGTTTGATGGCAGCAAATTTTACACACCAGACAAAAAATCTGAAGCCAAGCAAGAACTTATATCTTTGATGAACGACACAGCCGAAGCTGGTCAGAATGGTAAAAGATTACTAAAAGATTTCAAAAAATATTTTCACCCTAAAATATCTGAAATATACAGTGGAATGTTGAGCATTGTTCCAGACAAGTTTGCCAGAAGACCATTGACAGAAAATTTTGCAAATAACACAAAAAATTATAGCATAGCAAACATATCTAGCAATACATTGGGCAATAAAATATTGACACACTATAAAAACAAGTTTACAAAAAATCTAAGAACTGGTGTGAGAAAAAATGTTCTAGCTATGATGATAGGTAAAGAAATGTGGATAGTAGACTCTAAAGGTGTGACTAAAGACGAGCTTAAAAAGATTGCTACAATTTTTGGATCAAGCAGAGAATTTAATAAGTTAAGCAATCTCACTGCTAAGTTAGAAGTTAGAATACAGCCAAGAGGTCTAAACTCTCCTGGATCTAATCCTAAGCCTACTACAATTGATGTCATGGCCAGTTATAGGCTGCAAGGAAAACCAAATCAAGGCACAGTTATAATATAATGACTTCATTATTTTTTCTTTTCCAACACAAAAATACTCTGTATATCGTAGACGAGAAAAAGATACAGGATGTACCAAAGGGGCGTGAGCTGATTAGGAGATTATCTACCATTGAGCAGATTCGAGAGATAGCTGATTCTATGAATATGGAAATAGCTGGCGACTTTGCTCGTGCTAGAACTCGTAAGCACACAGAAGAAGGTCGTCAGCGTATCGCCGAAGCTAAAATGGGTGACAAACACCCTGCTGTACAGAATGGTAGATCACAAGACTTCCGTGACAAAGTATCTAAGACTATGACAGGTACTAGGCGTGGCGAAAACAATCCTATGCACGGTCACAAGCATCGAAACTCTACACGGCAGAAGATATCAGAGGCAAGACGCAAGCGTGGCAAATACAAATGGATATGTGGGCCTGAAGGAGCTACTACTATACCAGAGTATGAACCTATTCCTGAAGGCTGGGTCGCTGGTAAGATATATGATCCCTACAAGCCCACCGATTTAAACGACTGAATATTCAAAATTATCCGTCTCAGCGTTATTCGCTATCCTAACAGCGCCGTTGCTAATGTGAAACTTTGTAGCCATCTCTGTCTTGGGTGACAGAGTAACAATTCTAGGCCAATAACTTTTAGCAATCTCTGCGTGTTCTTGTTGAACAAATCTTAGCAAACACTCAATGATCTGCCTGCCTGCTCCCTTCTTGTAGGACCAAACAGTGTAAGGTGTCACTACCATTTCATTTCCATCCAAAATATCTAGGTCTGCCTCAGTTTCTGGCACAATACTAGTGTAAGCACAGCAAATTACAGCTAAGACTTCAGAGCCTTCAACTAATGCGAAAGCCTTTTTGCGTCCAGTAGTTCTGTATTCTGCTGAAAGGTGTGGACGAACAGGATCATCTTTGATATAAGGAGTGATTTGCTCAGTGTTGAGATGTACAAAGTTTCTCATTATAAAATTCCTAAGATTTTTTTGAAGCCGGCTTTGATTTCGGTGAAGCCTTCTTTCTTGATTTCTTTGGGACGGGTTTATTATACTCCTCTATACCTAGCAAGGGCAAGCACTTCTCTAGTTTAGGATATATCTTCAACAGTGTACCATCTTTCACTGCGGTTAGAATCTTAGACTCTACCACATGAATGCCTTCTAGTATATTTACCCATTGCTGTTCACGCTTCCAGTCTGGCAAGTTGTTCATGTTGCTATTAGGATCAATAAACTGCTTAACTCTACGCCATTCGAGTGTAAGTGTAGTCTCACCCATGCCTTCTGGTACATCAGCTTCAATCTTAGTAAGCTTTGGCAATCCTTCTGGCAATCCCCAATCGTGCTGTTCAGCACCCACACCCATACGAACGATAGGCACTACTGCTTGATTCTTAGCTGCCCATTCTTTGAGTCTACTTACTTGTTCTCGAGGTTCTTTGGCTTCAAAAACATATTTGAATCCGTCATCAATTTGTCTAAAGCTTCTAATCATTTTTAAAAATCCTGTATTACTTCAATCATATTTTTCATGCGGTTCTTGATAAAGTAATTCATCAACTGTGATCTATCGCCGCCCTGCTGTCTTTCGTAACTATTTATGACTTCTATTTTGATGTCTTCGGGAGTCTTGCTCAAATCTACCAACATCTGGTTACGATTGTATCCGTGTGACATCTCAGAAGTAATCCATTGTTCAGGTGGTGTTACTTTCCATTCTTCTAGCAACTTCTTTCGAATAGACTTCTGTCGAGTGCCTTCTACAAAGCAGTTGTCAGGTGACAACATGTTAGGAACACCGTCACCCTTGTCGCCTGTGATGATATGTTCCATCAGAACAGCCGATGCAGGCTCTTTGATCTTAATCCACTTCTTTTGTGCAGGAGCGTATTGCTTCACATTGCTCCACTTCTGAAGTTGATTGAAGTCATGATCTCCTGACAAAACAAGAAAAGGGATCTGGGATCCTTCATCGAACAATCCATTAGCTTCTCCTGCTGTTTGTGAGTATTCAGCGAGTACACCAATCACATCGTCAGCTTCTGCGCCCTCAACATCAATCACAGGATAAGGAAAGAATTCATCTAGTTCTGCTCGTATAGTATGAAGAGCATCAAAGATAGCTGACCAGTCTAGGTCACTATCAGATCGAGTTTTCTTTCTGCCAGCCTTATACTGAGGAAACACATCTCGTCTCCAGTATCGTCGGTTATCACATGCAATAATTAATTCTTCGCCGAACTCTTGCGAGAATTTGTTTTTGTATGAACGGATTGTGTTAAGAATCATATGACGAAGAAGTGGAAGATCGACATCTATATTAGAGCCGCCTCTGTGTCCCACTTCTCCCATAAATGTAGCAATTGCTACCTGATTAAAGTCTACTACCATCATCTTATATAATCCTCACAATAACCATATCGGGCAGTAAGCGTTTTCGTGCTGCCAACTTCTTGCCTCTTACAGAGTCTACAAATTTGTGCAAACCATTCTTTCTTGCTGCCATAAACTCTGGCATCTGTACTTCTGGCTTGCGTAGTGTCTTCTCAAAAGACTTTGCGTCTGAATAGTTATCTATACTCGTACCTTTGACACCCAGTGTGCCTTCGTAGTCAGATGCATAGACACCTAGTTTCTTTCGCTTTACATCATACACCCAAACTTCTGATGCACCAATGATGTCAACAGGATTCAAACTCTTGAGATTGAGTTCGGCAAACTCTGACAAATACTTTAGCTTGCGAACAAGTTTAGTTTTGTCAGTAGGTCGCTTGCGCTTGATACGAACAATCTTTTTTGACTGTTTTGTTTCAAGCAATCCTGTCTGTAGATCATTGAAGTAAGCAAGAATATTTCGCAGCGTTGACTTTTTGAGGTGTGAGTAACCTTCGATAAGATCACTGTCACCATCTTCACTGCTTCTTGCTATGTCCAACTCTCTGAACTCTGTAGCGAGAACATCAAGCTCGGTGTATGCCTTAGACAGTTCGGCAGCATTCAACTTGGCATTGTCTATTAAGGTAGTGACATTCACATTACCGTTTCGAATAATAACATCCAGTGTGTCATCTGCCATGTTGATAAAGTCAACGAGGTTGCTGCGAATAGGAACGACAGGTGCTTTTGACGCCTCTTCTTTCTCTACAACAATTTCTTTTGCCTTCTGTATCAAATCATCTTTGATGCTGTTAAAATAAGCCACATGCGCTTCTGTCATGTAACCTAGCTTTGACCAAATATAACCATACTTGCCAAACATTACTAAGCGAGAGTCTGGCAGCTTACTGATATATTGCATATCTTCGGCTGACCAGTTCTCTTTCATCCACTTCTTTAGAGGTGCTACACCAGATTTCTCTTGCACTTCATAGTGGACGAAATACTCACAATCACTGAACGCTTTAACACGGTCAGCTTCGTCAGTATATTCTTTGAACTTCTTCCAATCTGGTACTGGAAGAACATATGTGCTGCGTTGTCGTTTTGCCATGAAAGGACTCCTTTAATTGTTATAGTAATTATAACACCAGGAAGTCGCTTTGTCAAGCATTATGTACTATTATTTGACTTCTAGACAGTTGTTCATTGAATCCACTAGCATTTTTACAGGAAATACTGCATGGTTTCATCGGATTTCTCTCATTTATGGTCGTTTCTAGCTTTGTCCAGAATTCATGAGACAGTATGTCGGACAGAGTATTTTCGACAGTAATTTTATTAAAATGAATAGGAACTTTCAATGTCTCACATACACTATCCCACAATTGATGGCGGCCAAGCCAGCAACACGGATAAACTTTACCTTCAGCCGTTATGTACACACTTGAATGAACTTTGGACCAACAAGTAACTGTACCCGAGGATTGGCTGGCATCAACATTTCTGATGGTAATTGATTTATTGTCTGCCATTTTTTCAAACAATTGCTTTATTTCAGCCTCTCTGATACTAGTATTGAAACTCCAATCAGCCCCGGTAGAAGGCCAAATCCATTCTCTAGTTGAAAAATCATCATTGAGTATTGGTGTCGGTTTTCCGTTATTGAACCGTGTACTTGGTCTGGCTGTAAATTTCTCAAACCCCATCTTAGCACTTAATTCTCTTGCCTCGTCTACTTCATCTTTGTTGTGATGAAATACCGTCATTGCCCATTGTGCATGTCCTCCGGCTTCAATGAAACTTTTGGCGTTTTCAAATATTCTTTTCAACACTGTCTTCTGTCTATAAATTTGGTGAACTTCTTGAGTTAGTCCATCTATGCCAAACTCTACTGACACACCTAATTTACCTAAAGCAGCCCACTCTCGTTTATTCAACGCAGATCCGTTAGTGTTTATCTGAATTTTGGCAGAAGGAAATTTCTCAATCAAAGGATTAACTAATGCTAATGCTCCACCGGGATACATTACAATATCACCGTAATTACCATTTATTAAAACTTCATCTAAAGAATCAATATCAAATGCATCCAATAAACTTATATCAAAATGTGCCAATTTAAATTTAGTTGGTGAGTGGTTGCTCCCATAAACATTCCTAGGACATTGAGGACAAGCAGCATTGCAATGCGTAGTAGGCTCTAAATGTATATTAGTAATGTTTTTGGGATAACTCATTTGTATTTGTCTTCATAATAATCTGTATAGTTTTCTGGTAGTTCTAACTTATCAGATAAAATACAATGTTCGCTATATTTTTCATAACTTTTAGATAGCAACTCAGAATACATTTCATCGCCATCTTCTGGCTCCCATGGTGCACCCACAGCTAATGTATATTTAATCTTTTCAGAATTATTCTTCATCCAATGTGGCCAAGATCCATCCATTAGAAATGGTCTATCAATCTGGGGAACTCGCACTTCACGGTCACTTGCTGTAAATACCAGATCGTCAACATTGCCTCTATACACATATCTTATTTTGTGTTGCAGATTATTGAATGCTTCGGGACTACAGTCAATGTGCAATGGATTAGTTTCCCCCACTGGAGTACAGATTATAACAACTCTAGTGAGACCTGTCAGTGGCCAAACCGTATTGACTAACCATTTATTTAGATTAGGAAAATGATCTGTAAAAGACCATTTTCCGTCTAAGTAGTAATGTATAGGCAGATGCCTGCAGTTTCTATAATTGTCTACACGGAAGCGATCTTCGGAAAGAGAGTCAATGTAATCACAATCTATTACAGGCGGTGGTTCTATATCGACCGGAATGAATAATAGGTCACTCTTATCAAACATAACGAACTAGTTTGGTGACCTGACATACTCATTCTGCACGGTAAAATCAATAACTTTATCGAACTTGATTGTTCGCCAGCCTTGCTTTTCCGTATCAAACACAGTAAGAACACTAGCAGCTTTGGGCTTATTGGTGCCCTTTGTAGCAGGTACTACAGACTCTTGTAGAGTACACTGCATGTCACGGATTGTGCCGTCAGCCTTTTCAAACTGAACTTCACATTCGTATCGTTTTAGGTAGTCTACTAATTTGCCTTGCCATTTTACATCGTTACGTTCTGGGTGGTATGTCATAATTTAGTTCCTTTCTTGTCAATTAACCATTCAAGTTTTTTGCGAACTCGTCTATCAAGCCGCTGTACATGTTGCATATCATCTTCGGTGATGTCCATATTACTATTATGTTTCTCATCCTGTACATCTTCTACTGTTTGTTCATTTTCAGAAACATTTTCGATACCAAAATCTTCTGATTCAGGTTCGAGGTCTTTCTCGGATATAAAAGTAATACTTTCACCTCTTCTTTCTTTCATACTCATATTAGCCGCTACAACAAGCAAGATAGCTAACGGATCAAATACTAGTATCAACAATATTATCACAAACCTTACAGTCTTGTCAAGCGTTTCTTTATCAGTATTACCATAAATCATTTCGGCTACATACAACAATGGACCGACTTCAACTTCAATCAGGAGCTGTTCTGTGTCTAGAATCAGCTTTTCTTCCGACAATATGTCAATGGAAGCGATGGCTTCGTCAATGAAGGTGTTTAGTTGAGTTCTCTCTGCTGCTTGATTCTCTCTGGTGGCTATGGCACCATCGTCACCACGAATTCTATCGTAGTCTATGAGTGTTTGTACTGTGTTGTCTAACTGCGCTAGTACCGTCTCTGCGTCTGCTATGCGTCTCTGCTCAGTTTCTATACGCCTGTCAAGCCTAGCGACTTGTAATGTGTTATCGCCCGTAGATACGCTGTGTTCAAGGTGTGCTTTACTAAGAAAGCCAAAGATACCCATCGATGTGATGACGGACAGAATGACAACCGCTATGGCGAAGTAGGACTTCATGAAAAACGCTGTCTTGTTCCAGTATCGATATAGCCAAGACGCTGTGACTAGTTTAGCCACTTCTAATACAACACCCATTGCGAGAATAGGTGCCGCCGCTGCCGGAAAGATTGCCATGAGACCGACAATCGAAAAATAACCTGCTACTGTAGATACTGCCAATGCCGAAAATAAAAGTAATATTATGAAGAACATTTTGGTGTCCACTCTATTGGTTCGAAATCAGCCAACGGTTCTTTATTTAGGCGAATGTTGAGCATGGAATTTAAACACTTAGGATCCTGTCGTTGCTGCCACTGTAGGAGAAACTCTTGCATCTTAGCCCATGACTTCTTATCATACTCGGCAATAGTTTCCTTCTCAAGTTGTCCTTCGTACTCTAGGACATACTTGGAAGAACCATAATATTTTTCATACAGTCGTTGTGTTTTGCCTGAGTAACCTATGTAGTATGTTCCGTCTGGAAAATAGGTACAATAAACTCTATGTACCTGTTTCTCCTTCGGCTTCTTTTTCTTCACTGCCATCTAGTGTTCCTTCATCATCAGAAACACTATTTATAAAGTCCTCAGCAGTCGTAAACTTCAGGTCAGTATCGTTCTTCTTACCGAAGATTTTGTCCCAGTTATCGCTGTACTTTTTCTTGTCTACTTTGCGTTGGGAGCTGCCTTTCCCACCATGCCACTGTGCCATTGTATTATCCTACTTTTAGTTTAGTCTTGCCGGTCTTTGCTATAGAAGCAAGTCCACCTGGCGCACCATAGAACTCACCAAAAATTCTTGCGCCATCATTGACATCCCAAAATCTCAATGCTACTCCACCTCCACCATGCTTATGCCACTAAAAGCTCTAAACTTAATTTCACGACTCATATCTCTATTCCTCTATAGGGCTGAAGGGGTGGCTAGCCTAGCTCCATTAATTCCATAGGGCTTTTCGGCTCTGGCGGCGCTACATAGCCATGCTTTGCGGCATATAACAATGCGCTATCTCTAGCAGATTGCCGAATTGCCTTTACTGTCTCTAGTAGCTTTTTGTCATCAATTCCATGCTGTCTAAATAACATATCTAATTCATCTTCCATTCTAACTCTCCATATAATCAGTAATAGGTAAAGTCGGTATTAAGCTGCATTGCTAATCGACGGAAATGCTGTCGTCAGATAGAACTCGCTTTGCTTGCTCTAGCGTGAACAAAGGCACTGTCTCACCTTTATCTGCGCTCCCGACTGGCAGTGAGTAAGCTATACGATAGGTTTCTTTTTCGCTCATTTCTCCCAAATCGCATGGGAACATGTGTACGCACGATAAATCTTCAGCTTTCATAATTTTATCTCCAGTATTAGGTATAATCAGTAATGTGATGGGCTAGGGTTTAAGTAGTTCTGGGTTCTCGTGAATGTTGCCGATTACTTCCATATCAATTCCTCGGTTCCATTCGGGATATTGAATTCTTTTTGGTGGGTGTTGAATCTTGAACTTCGCCCACTTTTCATCCCAAACAACAGAGAAGCACGAATCCCCGTTCTCCTGAAGAATATCCCCCTCAAATATCTCCACCCCGTTCTTATCTTTGAGGCCGGTGTATTGCATTATTATCTTTTCGCCATTATCTCCGAACTCCTGAATCAAGTCCTTTAAGCCATCCCATTGCCACATATGCTTGCAGTTTGGCCCCCAAGCCCTAAACTTAATCTCACTCATTCGCTGTCACTCCTTTCTAGCAATTCTGGGTTCTCGTAGATGTTGCCGATTACTTCAATCTCACAGCCGGTAGAAGGGTAGAAGTGCGGCAAGTCTTTTGGATTGATATTCCATTTGCCTGCCAATTGACAAGCGCCGCCGCCAAAACTAAATCCTGTAAAACTTTTTTTGAATTTTACAGATTTGCCTTGTCCTACGAGTTTAACTTCTAATCCGCTCCAGACAAATCCTCCGAAGCCTAGTGATCCTGTTTGTGCATATGCCATTACCAATCTTCCTCTATATCGTTTTCATCTATGAAGTCATCAAGCGATGCTTCGATTTCTAGTTCTGCACCACAAAAAGAACAAAAACTTACTACATAATGCCTATCTGACATGTCGTGCTTTACTTTGTATTCAGCTTCACACTCTTCGCATTCTACAGTTTTTTTGATTATGATACTATCTGACATTCGATTCCCGCCTTTTCTAAAAACTCCTGTCCACAACCTTTTGTTGCGTTATACTCATTTATATAGTACACCTGTGAGATGCCTGCTTGATAGATAAGTTTAGCACACTCGATACACGGCATATGAGTGACAAACAGTGTAGCACTTTGACTCGACTCCGTTGACTGACACAATTTCATCAATGCGTTGGCTTCTGCGTGTAAAACTTCTGGTTTGGTTTCATAATAAATATTTGTTCCTGTGTCTATAGTATGTTCACATTCATTGTCCCAACCAGAGGGTGTGCCATTGTATCCGATCGACAGTATCCTGTTGTCTCTTACAATAACACACCCTACTTGCAGTTTCTTTGCTCTGGATAACAGTGCTGTTTCTTTAGCTATCTTAACATAATACTGTATCCATCTATCTTTTAATATTTCCCATTCGGTCATGCCCAAACGTCTCCCCAATTACCTGATAGCGCACCACGAGCGTAATCAGTAGACCTGTTTTCAAAGAAGTTTGTGTGAGTAGGCGCATTGATCATTTCTTCCACCCATGGCAGAGGATTCTTCTTCACTTTGAAGATGCCTTTGAGTCCTAGACTAATTAATCGTCTGTCACAGATGTATCGAATATACTTCTTAACA